CGTCACCATCTTCTTTATCGGCTGGATTAACTGGTTGTTGTGGAACTTGCGACATCATTTGTTGTTGAGCCACATCATTCATTACGCCAACCGGCAAACCATAACCTTCTGACTTTTCTTCATCAATTTCACCTTGCATCTCTTTGATTTCGTCATCAGTTAAACGCAATACATTACGTTGAATCCAAGACTGTGAGAAATAACGACCAGTATATGGGTCTACATTTGCTAATAACGACAAACGTTCTTTCATTAATTCAGCTTCTTTGAGTTCTGTAAAGTTATTGTCTTTAATGAAGTCATAGTAAATATGTTCTTTAAATTCGTCCCATTCTTCAATGGTACAAATACCTTTAAGAACACATTGAACCCGCATTGCTTGGTCAAATAAATCAGCAAATTTATTGCGCATACGAGAAACAAATTTAGCAAACTTTAATTCGTCACGGGTGATTTCATTGGTGCGACCAAGAGAGAATCCAGAACTTTCAGGATTCAAACGAGAAACTGGCACGTTTAATGCTTTGTAGAGTTTCTTTTCAAAGTACTTAACATCTTCTAGCTCGCCTAGATTTTGGCCACCAGGTAATGTAGCAATTTCTGTACCTTTACCACCTTCACGGCGAGGCAACCAAAAATCTTCCATCATTGATAGGAATTTACGGTCATCACGAACTTCACCAGTATTAGCGTCATAGACAAGTTTGTTTTTATACTTGACCATAATATCACGGAGATATTGTTCTGCTTTTAGCTTAGGTAAATTACCAACATCAATATAGAAAATGCGGCGCTCGGGAGCACGACTGATGCGATATATGACGGTAGCATCTTCAATCATCCTTAATTGGTTTAATGGTTTGATTGCTTTGTGTAGATACGACAATACCACGGCACGGCGAGAATCCATGAGACCAGAAACAACTGAGATAATGGAATCTGTGGTAATACGGACACCAACAGGACCAAAATTGCTAGAAGAACCAGTAGTAACCTTATCATTGAAGATATAATATTCGTTAATAACATTCATTATCTCCACACCAGTACGTTCATCTTTTTTCTTTTTGACTTCACGAACTTTACGAAGCTTGCGTGGGTCGATATAACGCAATTCTCTAATGCCTTGTAGTGGGTTTTCACGGTCAATAATAATGTGATAATACATTCTACCATCAACATAATATCTACGGAATATGTCTTGTGCTAAATTATTGTAATTTAACAACTTTAAAAGTGTGCTAAACTCATTACGAATGGCTGTTTTGATTTTTTCTGGTTGTTTTAAATCATCCAAAACAATTTTGATATTTTTGCCATCATCATCTTGGCAAATGGCTTCATTAACAATATCGTCAATAGCAGCTTCAATTTCTGGCTGCATCGCCATTTCACGATAACGAGAAATGAGTTCTACTTCATTTTTTGCTGTGCCGTCTAGATCAACATAAGTTCCATAATATGCGGCTGATGTAATTGTTAATGCGCCATCATCATTAGTCGGTGGCGTAAAAGATTGCTGAACGCCAGCATCTTCTTCCGATTTTGCTCGGGCAATTGTAAATCCAAAGAGGGAAAATTTATTTAATGATGCCATATTATTCTATTCCAATTCAAAAAAAACATAATGAGGAGAGCCAAAGCCCTCCTCGTAAAATAATTAAGTAGTACTTTTCGTATTTGTCCAATACTGATAAGCAAAAGTCACAGAGTATTCTTCAATGGTATCATTTGAACCCCAATCTAAATCAATTGGAGCCAAATCAACAGGGAACATACCAACAAAGTTATAAGTTTGAATGATGCTTCCTGTTTTGCCATATTGGTCAACTTTTGCATCAACAGCATAAGATGATGGACTAGAAGCGTTAGCACTTCTAAGATTACCAGAATGACTATTAATAGAATTCATCCATTGCTCTACGCCATTACGGATTGTAAAGCTTTCGTCATTAATAATTTGCAATGTCCAATCGGTAAATGTACGATTGCCAGCAAACTTCATTTCACGACCAAAATAATACAAAGGTACTGTACCAACTGTCGAACCCGGCAACTGAGCTGCTTTTGCTAAAAACTGAACTTGTTGTCCAGCGGCAGTACCGTTAGTGGCAAGAGTTGGGAATGTAAGTGTGACTTGGAATAGATTGGGACGGGCGCCGTCACCAATCAAATTCGATCTAAATTCTGCTACGTTGAATGCCATTTTTTTCTCCTATTCGTTGAATTATTTATTAGAACTGTCCAACGACTTCAGTAAACGCCACACCTGTTCTTACAGCAACAAAATTCAATTGAATAAAGTTAATAGAACGAGCAGGTTTGATATAAATGTCACCAACAAACTGATTAGAATCAATAACTTGTGGAGTATTATTTGTAGAATCACAAACTACTTTAAAGTCAGTAATGCCACGGCGACCTTGTACGTCACGAAGAAATGGTGTTACTAAAGCAACAAATTGTGCTTGTGTGAAGGAATCATTAAATTCAAACAATGAGTACTGTGAAGCCTTAGCAATTGCTTTTTCAAGCACAATAAACAATCTACGGACATTGATACGATCAAATGCAGATGGTTTAGATTGTAATGTCTTATCTCCAAACAATACTGTACCTTGACCTGGGAAGGTTGCAACAGGATTAATACCTTGAGCATATAATGAATCACGTTGTGTTTGATTTGGATTCCATGCTAACTTAACAACATTCTTTAGATTACCACGATTGAAACCTGCTGGTGAGAACCATGGATCACGAACTGAATCGGTGTATACACACAATCCAGCAATATCACCATTTAATGGTACCCAACGATATACGTTGTTATATTTGTCAAACATATATTTCCAACCACAATCAGCAACAGCATAAGAGGTTGAACGAGCTAACGCTGTGTTCCAAAAGGTAATGTTTGAAACTTCACTACCAGATTGGTTAATAACGTTTGCAGAAGGAGGAGAAATAAATGCAATTGAATCTCCGCGTCTACCCGTAAGACTACCGGCAGGAGTAACAATATTATCGATAACATATTGTTGTACTGTTATGTCCGCATCACCAGTAATCACTAAAGAAACATCAACATCAGAAGCACTAGCAAATAAACCAAAAGCCGAAGTCAAAGAACCATCGGATGGCTTGGTGTATGTACCGCCAGACAAGGTTGAAGTAATTGCAGAAGTCAATGTTGCGTATGTTGTTCCAGATAAAGGTAGACCCCATGTTGAATTGGTGGTACTATAATTTACTGGATCAATAGCATAAACATACTTAGAGTTATTAAACAATACATTTTTGTAGTAGTTTGAATTGCCTAAAGAATCTTTTGCATCTAAGGCTTTAGAAACGTATGCAAAAACTTCTAGTACTTGGCCTTTATTGCCAGTAAATACGCCATTGGTATCAATAACAACAATGTGCATTTCATCGTTCCATGTACCAGCGCCATTTACAGCAATTGCTTGTGCTGATGTTCCTGGAGCTCCGTTAACATAATTTGCATATGTCCAAGTATTAAATGGAGATAAACCAGCATCAACAACAGAAACCGACAATGAGTTACCTAAAGCACCAGGATAACGAGCTATGAAAGCGCCGTATGCGTTACCGTTATTTTGGTTTAAATATGTAGCCTGAAATACAGATTTGTTAGGCATATTAATGTTTGTGCCAACACCAGAATCTGCGTTTAAGCAGGTTGGATCAGTAGCACGAACTACTTGTAGATTATTACCATAAGCTAAAAAAGAAGCTGCGGTAAAGAAAGAATTGGAAGTGTTGCTATCTGGTTGACCAAAATAGTTGACTAAATCTATTTCGCTAGTAACCTGAATCCTTGTATTTGCTGGACCCCATTGAAAGGCTCCTGCAAAAGCACCGGCTGTAGTTAGTACTGAAGGAACGACTGTGGTTAAGTCAACTTCAGAAACATTTACGCCTGGAGAGATTTGAAATGCCATTTGTTATCTCCTTGAATATTGTGATTTATTGGCAATAATTATACCATTATGATATTTATGTAACGTCATATTTAGAGATTTATCGTTGAATTTCTCTAAAATAAGCAGAGTAAGTTTCACGGCCATCTGCTTTTTCCCATACATCACCATCCCAAACATCAAAAGGATGTTCTAATCCATCTTCAATGACTGGTGCCGGTGGTGTAATTTCATCAAACTGATTCATACTTTCGAGCTGCAACTGCTTACGAATGTCGTGGTTAACAATCTCTTTGAAGTACTTTTGAGTTGTTATCCATCCGAACATGACTAAACCCATGACCATATCATCGTTTGCATCAGATTCAGCAGCAAATGAATTTTTATTAGCCACAAAAGTGGTTAATTCGGATATAGTATCAAAATCATTAATTAATAACTTGTCGCCTTCAATCAAAGTTTTCAGGTTAGAGCAACCAATTCTTTTAACCTGAGGCGACATTTTAAGACCCAACTGAACACCTCTAGCAAAGCCGGCACTCAATTGTTGTGGTTTTTTATTACCTGTAAATACTTTCCACAAGTTTTCATATTCCAAATCTTGATGAAGAATATCTGCTACCTGTGGTGTATTATTTATCTCCACTAAAACATAGGCATCATTGTATAGTTTTGCCGCATTATAAATCTCAGTTGGAAACAATATGGGTGAAATTGATGAACTCTTATAAGTGGCCACTTGTTCATAAGGTGTGGATGAAACATCAATGACTGAGAATGTAGAACAGTCTAGTCCTTTACCTTCCGATACATCAACTATGAGCGCATATAGGTGGTCTTTAATGTTTTCATCATCACCTTTGACTGGAGGTTTATAAATCTTCACCTTGTCGTGTTCCGTGACTGGATTTTGATAAACCAACTGTTGAAGTTTGAGACCAGATATCAGAGTATTTGAACTGCCTAAAAACTGTGTGTTAAATTCTTGGTCAAACTGACGTTGACTGGTATTCTTAATGGTTTCTTCCATCCACGCCTCGTCACGACCAGGAACCTGTGACCAGTGAATTTCAAATGGAACATAATTATTTCTTTTGTTAACGGCATCATTCCATATTTTATAGAACAAATTCATTCCGTTTGGTGTAGAAACAATAATGATTTTGGTTTTAGTACCAGCAGTAATAACTGGATAAACTGAGGTAATAAATTCCGAAGCAATATTAGATGGTACGAAAGCAAACTCGTCTAAGAATACAATATTAAACGAACCAGAACGAGAAGC